ACCCGCCGAAGACGATGGCAAGGTCGAGTTCGCAGCGTTCATCTCGGAGCTGAGCCAGGAGTACGACGACGTCACCATGGAACGTCATCGGATGGGTGCCGAGAAGTACGGCGCCGGCCAGTTCCTTATGGTCGATACTCTTCAAGAGGCGCTGTACGAGGTTGCCGACCTTGGCAACTACGCTCGATTCACCTACATCAAGCTGCGCCTGCTGCAAGAGCAACTCAGGCAGTACGTGCCTGAGCAGCCTCTCCAGACAGGCTTCGTCAAGTCCAGCGAGGCTACAGCAGTTCATCCGGAGGCACAGAAGTGAAGGCTGCACTCATCGCTCCGAAAGGCTACGAGGACTCGGTCCTGCATAGCGACATCCACCTCATGCTGCCTCTTCCAGGTACGCTGAGCAATCCGGCGTACCTCCGTACGTACAAGGAGGCAAAGCGTCGAGGGGATTATATCATCCTCGACAATGGCGTGGCCGAGGGACAGCTGGTCGATGTTGACACACTGCTCTCGACAGCCGAGCTGGTCGGTGCACAGGAGGTTGTAGCTCCTGACGTCATGGGCAACTCGATCGGTACGCACAAGCTGACCCAGGACTTCTTGCTACGTTCCACAGTCGAGCTGAAGAGGATGTCCCTCAAGGTCATGGGCGTGCTACAAGGTCGCACGTGGAGCGACCGTATGTCCTTGGCCTCCTACTACGCCAGCCAGCCTGAGATCACGACCATCGGAATTCCGAAGGTGGTTGTCCAGTACCGAGGGTCGACCATCCGAGCTGTGACAGCTCAGTGGCTGGAGGAGACCTTCCCTCGACGCTTCGAGATTCACCTGCTCGGCGCCAGCGAATACTTCGTCGACGAGCTCAAGGAAGTACACTTCATCGGCGACATCCGATCAACCGACTCGGCGTTGCCCTACAAGTTCACGCGAGCTCGACAGCGCCTCGGGTACGACCACGAGCACGTCAAGAGGTGGTCAACCTACTTCACGACGCCAGAGAATCTCGACCAGGACCTTCTCGGGTACAACATCCAAACCTATCTGAGGTGGGCGGAGGAAGCGTGAAGGCTGAGCATCTCGGAGCACGGTGCCAAGAGTGTCCTCTTCGAGACGCTGCAATGGTGCCGACGAAGTACCCTACAGGTGAGGTAGGTGACAAGAAGATCGTTGTCGTAGGAGAGGCACCAGGCTTCTACGAATCAACCTTCGGCCAGCCGTTCACCGGACCGTCAGGCAAGCTCCTGAACCAAGTTCTCTTGCACCACGGGATCAAGCGAAGTGAGGTGATGCTGACAAATGTTTGTCTATGTCGTCCTGCAGACAATGCGACTCCTACTAAGGATGCAATTGCTGCATGTAAACCACGTCTCGCTCGAGAGATTAACGAGTTCGGCGCCACGGATGTCCTTGCACTTGGTGGGACGGCAGGGACACTACTGGCTGACGGTGTCGGCACGATTACAACCCTCCGCGTCGGACCAGCTAAGAGAGCTTCACGGCTACTCGACCAAGATGGTATGCAAAGCTCTGCGCGTGTTGTCCCAACGTGGCACCCGGCCTTCTGCCTTCGAAATGCAGATGCATTCCCAGGACTCGTTACTGATGTAGGAAAGTTGTTCGAGAAGAACAACAAGGTCTGGACCGAACCTGAATACCGCTTCGCCGAGGAAGAGGAGCTAGCACTTCACTTCATCGAGCGGATCAGTGAGATGGAAGGTCCGATCGTCATCGACATCGAGACAGGTCTCGACAAGGATGTCGACTACGACCACCCGAACAACTACGACCTGCTCTGTGTTGGTATCGCATACGATGCAGATCACGCAGTAGTGATCGGTGAGGATGCACTCAAGTTCAACTCGGTCATGGAAGCACTCAAGAAGTTGCTTCAGACCAAGAAGCTGATCGCACAGAATGGCAAGTACGACCTCTCCGGCTTGTACCCGAAGTACGGACCTCTCGAGCTTTGGTTCGATACCATGCTGGCGAGCTACTGCCTTGACGAACGTCCAGGAGGTCACAGCCTAGACATCCTCGCGATCGAGCGTCTCGGTTCGCCCCCATGGAAGAACGAGATCAAGAAGTACGTTCCGAAGAAGGGCAACTACGCAAACATCCCTCGACCGATCCTGTACAAGTACAACGCGCTCGACGTGTGCAACACGTGGCGGCTGTTCGAGCTGTTCGATGCTGAGCTCGAGCGTACAGGAATGCGCCACGTGCATGACTTCCTCGTCGCGGCTTCCAACCAGCTCATGTACCTCGAGCTGAATGGTATGGCCATCGATCGAGAGTACAGCAACCAACTCATGGGCGAGTACTTAGCTCGCCTGGAGACGATCGAGGCGGAGCTCGACGACATCGTCATAACGTCAACAGGGCTCAATCCTCGATCTCCGATGCAGATCAAGAAGTACCTGGAGACGCAAGGAGTTCGCGTTGCATCTACGAATGAAGCGACACTCACAGCGTTGCTCCCCAGACTGCGTGAAGGGAGTGCCCGACGACGCTTTGTCGAAACTCTTCTCAGGCATCGACGACAGCAAAAGCTCTACAGTACATATATTGTTGGAATCCGCAAGCGGGCTTACCGCGGACGTGTTTACACTACTTACCTGCTCCACGGTACAACAAGCGGACGGCTGGCATCTCGAAATCCGAATCTCCAAAACATTGTACGTGATAAGGAGATCCGACGGCAGTTTGGTGTCACTCGACCTGAGAACGTACTAGTGCAATGCGACTACAAGCAGGCCGAAGCTCGAGTGATGACCTTCCTTGCTCAGGATGAATACCTTCGGGAGATCCTGAGTCGCAATGAGGAAGGTTACGACTTCTTCAACGAGCTGTCAGATCAACTGTACGGCGCAGGCAAGTGGGGCAAAGAGGAACGCATTCGAACGAAGGCGTTCTTCTACGGCATCGGCTATGGACGTGAGGCGTACTCCATCGGCCAGGAGTACGGACTTACGACAGCTGAAGCGGACAGGCGCTACAAGGAGTTCACTGACCTCATTCCAGGCATCGTTGCCTGGCAAGACAGCGTCAAGAAGCGTGTACTGTCAGGTCGACCTCTTCAGACACCATTCGGTCGACGTCGTCACTTCTACCTCATCACCGACCAGAACAAGAAGGACGTACTCAATGAGGCGTTGTCCTACTTGCCACAATCCACTGCAAGTGATATCTGTCTTAGGTCACTTATACGTCTGCGACCCATGCTGCGTGGTCTGGGATTTCTACGACTCACCATCCATGACGCGCTCGTTGCTGAATGCCCAGAATCTAAGGTGGAAGAGGTTTCACGGCTACTCAGTTCAGTCATGTTGGAGGAGGGACATAAGTTCACTGATTACGTACCCTTCCCCGTAGACATCTCGGTCGGCAAGAGCTGGGGTGACCTGTGATCCGCGGCTTCCTCTCAGCCGTCCTTGCACTTGTCATTGTACTGGGTTGCGGAACAGCTATCGTGGTGATAGCATTGCTCACGCTCCTTCCAGAGAGGTGACCTATGAAACTTTGGCTACTCAAGTTGGCAAACAAGATCCTCGACATGCTTATCAATCTCGTCAACAGCTACGACGCATGCAAGCATAGCCGACCAATGTGCGACAAGTGCAGGTCGGAATGGAATAAGAGTCGATTGTCCGCAGGAGGTTGGTAGGTGGCTAGAGGAACCGAATCAGAGATTGGCACTGAGAGGATCTCTGCCAACGGATACAAGTACCGTAAGGTCGATAATGGTGTATGGGTCCTCGTTCACAGGCTGCTTGCCGAAGAGAAGCTCGGACGCAAGCTCAACGAGAACGAGTACGCTGCCTTCATCGACGGCGACAGGACCAACTTCGACCCCCAGAACATCATCGTTCGGCTTCGCGGCCGTGCGTCACTACGTCGAAGGCTAGCACAAGTGGAAGCGCGGCTCGCTGAGATGACAGCTCTTCGCGATCACCTCAAGCAGCGTCTCGAGACCCAGGACTCGTTGGACTACACGTCAGCTAACTCCTAAGGGCTAGCTTAGAGTCTAAACGACGTCTAACAGCCCTAGACTCTAGAGAGACTAAAGGAATGAGCGTTTGTAAGTACTACAGACCTGATATGTCTCTCTAGAGTCTAAGCGGTTCGGGCTAGGCAATCCCACAGGGCGGAACATGTGAATGGAGGCACATAAGTGTTTGTTGTGACTGGTGGTAGACAGTCTGGAAAGACTGAGGCTCTCGTTCGATGGATGCATGAGGATCCCGATCGGCGCTGCGTGATCGTTGCCAATCGTGACCGGCTTGACTACATCCTGAATCGGTTGCGTGCAGGCAGGTTGCGCAACTACGATTGGAAAGACCACATCATCACCGCTCAGTCGATTCAGATCGGCGGCTACACTCGAGGACGTAGTCCAGCCTTCCACTACCCGGAGGTGTGCGTCGACGATCTCGAAGACGTCTTCAAGGTTCTCTTCGGTGCTGACCTTCAGTTCGCGACCATGACAGCTACGTGGCTCCCGCTAGGGCCCGTCGAACCTATCAAGGCCGACGTGTACGCTGAGGTGATCCCAGAGGTCGACAACAGAGCCTACTACAATGGGGAGCTGCGCTCATGACCAAGAGAATCACCAGAGTGGTCATCGGCATCGACCCAGGAGGTACGACTGGCGTTGCTACGTGGTTCGCTCCCACCAATACGTTCGCAACTTTCCAGTACCCTGACTGCGACAAGGACGAAGGCCTGCACTCTCTCATCGTCAACATGGGCAGCCTCATCAAGCACGGCGAACCATTCCTGAACCAAGAAGCAGTGCACGTGGTGCTGGAGAGGTTCGAGGATCGTCTCGATGAGAGGTTCAGGACCAAGATCGACTTCACGGCGGCAGAAGTTATTGGCGCCTTGAGAGAGTGGGCGTTCCCGTTGCGTCCAGTCGTCCGCCTGATGCGGTCTGGAGCTTCCATGGGTAAGGGTTTCTGGGACGACGACAAGATCAAGAAACTGGGCCTGTGGGTTCCTGGGCAGCGGCACGCCATGGATGCCATGAGGCACCTACTCAGGTACAAGCTGTTCACCCTGCAGCACACCGAGCTGCTCGCCCCGTTCAAGCCACCTCTTCATCCGGACTTTGCGCTCGGATAGACAACTCTGGCCGGCAAGCCTAGGGAGGGTTCTAGACTTGCCGGCCAGAGGTCTGTCAGCAGAAGTTCTCCGGCACCGGTAGAGGCTTCTGCGCTCGCTCTTGGTCCGACTTTGCACGCGTCTCCACGTACTCATGGAGCGCAGCGGCGACTTGTGTCCCGCTAGTCGCCGTGGAGACAGAGATCACCATCTTGTCAGTCGCTGTCTGGTCGGCCTGCCTCGCTGTGTCTCGCGCGCGCAAGGCGTCCGCACTAGCTTCTGCATACCTTGCCTGACACTTGTACAATGCCATGACCTGGTACGAAGCCCCCAACGTAAACATGATCGACAGTACCACCAGAAGGCGTATGACTGTCTCTGCAGCGTCGCTTACGAGGAGGGTCTTCGCCTTCCGGATTATGTTCATCTACGCCTTCTTGCCATCCCGATTGCTGTCCCTGCCAACGCCCCGACGAGGTGGAAGACCATCATGATGATCAAGGCTTCCTGCCAGTAGTTCATTGTGGCGGCCCCTGCTCGGGTTGTTTCTTGATGGGTATGGGCGGATTAAGCGCTAGCCATATCATTCCAGGGATTCCCCAGATAGCTGGATCAGGCATAGACTCCCCTGCGAACATGTACTTGCCGATACCGACCAACATGTATACGGTCCACACTACCGTAACAGTGGCCATGACGGCGCTTTTTATCCACCGTTCCACGCCGCCTCACTTCAATAGGTCTCCAATGGAACTAGTACGGTTCAACAAGAATAAGACGGTCTGCAAAGTCAGCCTGCTGCCCACCGCCTCCTGAGCAGCGGTACTTAAGCGTGAAGGTGTTAAGTCCTGCATTCAGTCCGTGCTCGACTCCAAAGAAGTGAACTGAGGCGGCTCTGTTCTGAATCTGATCCAGGGCAGGACCATTACCAACGGTGACTTGCAGCTGGTGGTAGGACACAGCTTGCCAGTCATCGTTCGCAGCTATAGTTGACGCGCCCGAGATGTCAACGCTGATGTTCCCACCATTCTGCACCTTGGGATTGCCAAAGCCTGCAACGATCAGACCGCTGAACGTTACCTTAACTCTTCGAGACGATCCGACAAGTACTGTGACAGCAGGCCCTGCAGATCCTGACACATTCGGGTCAGCATAGGTGGCACTGGTTGTAGCACAGTTGTTCGTGTCGTACGAGTGCTGCGCACCGAAGGCTAGAGCTGCGAGGTGAACCTCTTGCCCGGTGGCAATGTCAACAGCGGATAGGTCGTACGATCCGTCAGCCAACAGACCGACTCTAATCGTCTCTTGACCACTTGCATTCTCGACGACGAGCCGGCCTTGCCGAATGATGATGTTACCGCCATCAACTATCAAGTCGCCGCGGTCGATCGTTGTACTGCCGATGCGAGGGTTACTCTCGACACGTTCGAGACGCTTCTCCAGCTCCTTGATCTTGTTCAGGAGGTCAGGTGCGTCGCCACGATAGCGACCGCTTCCAGCACTAGACATCCGGATCACCCTCAAACAGGAGATTGGCTTCCTCAGTATTGTCGGAGCTCTGAGGTGTAAGCTCCCACTTCAGCAACCGCTTTCGCATGAAGACCCCGTTGCCGGGGAAGCGAGGATCCTTGATGGCAATGCCACACGTGTCACCAAGGTTGTAGCTTCCGAACTCGGGATCCAGATTAGCCTTGACCGAGATCTTGATAATGGGCATGGGCGGCTTACGATTCGCACCTTCCTGGGCAGCCACACTATCGGCTGTGTTCTGGTCGTTGATGTCCTTTCGACTTACGTTGACATCCCATCTGGGCGACCCTGTATTGATTGCATCAGTATCTTCGAAGACACCCAGGACTGTTGAGGAGCCCTCACCTTCACCAACAACGAACACGTCGGTCCCAGCGTCGACCATCGCCTCAGTGAGGTAGTACTGTGTAATGTTGCCTGGATACTCGAAGACGATCATCCCCTCGAAGGGGTTAGTTCCCAGGGTCGGATAACCAATCAGAAGGTTCTTCTGGTACAGCGTGCCGTCCTTGGTAGCTGAGATGTACCAGTCGAAGCCGTCGATCGAGTTCGCGAGTGCTGACATGACGTCTGAGTAGTACTTACCGTCAGAAGCTAGAACGTCCAAGTCCTTCAGCACGGCATCCGTGAACACCGGAGGAACGATGATGTTCATGTTGCTGCCGTTGTCGGCCTGCATCTGGGTCCACAGCAACCTGAAGATGTTCCTCTGCTCGGTCGCGATGAAGGATGTATCCTGAACAATGCGCCGCTTCTCAGGGTAATGGTCGAAGCTGAGACCGAACAGCTGCACACTCTTGGACTGAGCAGAGTAGACCCTACTCCAGATGAACCCGTGCCAAATGCATGTACCGTTGCGTTCCACGGCTACCCATGTACGCCCCGGGGTACATGCACTCAGCAGGGTTGCATTGTCCTTGCCTGTCTGGTCGAGCTGGAAGGTACCTTGGAACTGTCCACCGACATTCATCTCCATGTCCAGGAACACGCCATAGAGAGGTATCTCCTCGATCACTTGCTCCGATCGAAGAGTGCCAAAGACGTATCGGTAGTCAGTCACTAGTTACCTCTCAGCTGTCTTCAGCTAGGTTGGCGCCGTCGCGGGCTGCCTGAACTGTCTGGTCGTAGGTCAACGGAGCAGCTCCGCCGCTGCTGCTCGCGCCAGCTGGTACGGGACCGATGTTGCGCTGGACTGCCGCCGGCGAGCTGTCGCCCCACGACAAGATGACGGCGTCGGGCATACCATAGAGCTGCATGATGGCAATCCGAGTGTTGGCCTCCGCCTCAGTGACCTCCACGTGGAAGACACCATCACCACACCACCAGCGTGTGTGACCCGGAATCGTCTCGCCGCTCATGCCGGCGCCTGACTTAGCTACGAAACACATGCCGTCTCCTTTGTACTTCTCTTC